CAACGGTCTACGAAAAGCAGCCTGACGGCTCGTGGAAGGCTACGACGATGGCGAAAGTCATCGACGCCGTTATCGCCGAAAAGTGGAAGAACAAGGCCACCGCGATCTTCAATTCGATCAAGGGCAATCCGCAGCAATGCTGCTGGTACGACGGCAATATCAAGAGCTACGACGGCTACGAAGACATGTTCGTGCTTGGGTCGACGCGCAGCCAAGACAAGGGGCGCCCGATCGTACTGAACTCCGACAAAACGCCTTTGACCGAAAAAGATGGCAAGCCGTATGCCGGCTGCTATGTCAATGCGACCGTCGAGATTTGGCCACAGGACAACAAGCACGGTAAGGGCTTGCGTTCGACGCTGCGCGGCGTGCAGTTCGTGAAGGACGGCGACGCATTCAGCGCCGGCACGCCGGTCGACGAAGACGAGTTCGAAGAGATCGACGCCCCGGAAACGGCCGACGATCTCTCGTAATCCACGGTCCGGCGCGCTGCGCCGGTTGTTCCAAACCCACAATCCACCAAGGAATTAGAAATGCCCGACATCACCGAAAACCAAGTGGCCGCCGAACCGGCGACGAGTGCACCGGGGGAGCCCGTTTCGTCAGCATCGGCCCCTGCCCAACCGGCATCCTTTGGCTCGACCGACACACTCGCCGCTACGCTGTCTACGGCGCCGGCATCGACCCCAACGTCCGACGCGACCCCGAAGACGGTCGACGGCGCCCCGTCGACTACCGCGCCGGTTGGCGCAGTAGGTGAACAGGGAAACGTATCGTCGACCACCTCGTCCTCTACGGATGCGCCTACGTCCGATGGGTCATCGAAGACGACGCAATCCGAGCAGAGTGCATCGACCCTTGGCGCATCCGTATCGACAGGTGAACAGGGAAACGCTGCTACTGCCGGAGCCGATACCAACGGCTCCGTTGCGCCCGTTGCTGCCACGCTGTCTGACTCGCTCGCCGCTGACGCCGCCTCGCGCGTTCTCGTCGTCAACACGCCGTCGACCGATACGCAAACGGGTTCGCCCACCGGCGGCCCGATTGCGGGGCGTGGCGATACGCCCGACGCGAAAGCCAAGCACGGGGTGCTCGATCGGATCGAGGAAGACTTGCGCGCCGAGCTGCACGCGATCGAAGGCTTGCCGCACTACGTGTTGCATATCTTGCGCGCCGTGTTCGATCGGCATCGCACGCACGTCGACAACCAAGCGCAGTAAGCATGACCCGTCCCGCCTTCGGGCGGGGCGTTTTGGGGTGGGGAATGCGCAGGCTGATGCGTAACAGGCGGGTTGTGGTTCACGAAACCATATAGGTCCCGATATGGCCCACATGCCGGAGATCAGCACCGGCCTCCACCCCAAAACGCGGGGCGCTCGTCTCCAAGCTGCGGCCGGCACCGCGGTACTCGGCCCCGGCTCGCTAATCCACGTCGCCCGCTTAGTGTTTCTCGGCGTGGAAGTGCGCAAACCGTGAGCGCTTAAATCAGGATGCGGAAAGCCGGGGAACTGCCGGAATTTAGGAGTGCTAATCGTGGCTCGTTGGCATGTTCGCTGTAGCTATCGACCGTGCAGCCGTCGCGCTGTGTTCGCCAAGCACCCCGACGAATACACGCGGCCGCGCAAGTGCGAAGGGTGCGGCGGCACGCGATTTCGCGTTATCAAAGACAGGAACAAGGATCGTGCACAAATCGATTGTCAGTGCGGCGCATTTATATGGCCCAGCAGCACCGGACGCTTTGAGTGCTACGTCCATCGTCGCGGTTCCCCTGGCTGCTACTTCGAGGCTGATGGCACACAGCGGATGCCTGACGTGTTCGAACGGGCAACTTACTCTTGCCCTCACGACGGGCTATCACGTTGGCCCGCTCTTTATTGTGAGGAAGAGACGCGCCCCGATTATTCACGGTGGCACTTTGGGTGGAAAGCGACGCAGGCAGCGCGAAGCGCGGGCCACACCGCCGTGGGCGGATCGTGCGGCGATACGCGCGATCTACAAGAAAGCGAAACGCCTGTCGAAATCGACGGGTGAGCAACACGTCGTCGACCACATCGTGCCGCTCGACGGCAAGCTCGTGTGCGGGCTTCACGTGTCGTGGAACCTGCGCGTTATTCCCTGGTTAGAGAACGCCCGCAAAAGCTGGCACACCTGGCCCGATATGCCCTTTGAACAAATGGAGCTTCTGTAATGAACCTACAAGACATTCGCACGCGCATCGCCGACGGTGCCTACGCTGCATCGTTCCAAACGATGGGCCAGTATCGAAGCGCGTTGCTCGCGGCAATCAACAATGTCGTGCCCGCACAAGCAGAGCAGCCCTCGGCGCGCGTGGCGTTGAGCGAAAGCGATAGAAAACTATTGCTTGAGGCATGGGATTACGGGCAGTTTTCTGACGATTTCGACCAGCCTCAAGCAAAGACGGTGCGAGCTGCGTTGTGTGCCATTCTCACCGTGCCCGTAGCAGTGTTGGGTGAAGACGTGCTGATGCAGGCAATCGCGGACACTGCGGCGTGCGGGCACGTTTGGGCGTCGCGGGCACTTTCGAATTATCGCGCCGCCAAATGAAACTTTGGCTCGACACCGAAACGTTTTGCGAGACGCCGCTCAAGAACGGTACGCACGCCTACGCCGAGAAAGCCGAGGTGATGGTCTTCACGTACGCGATCGACGACGGCCCGGTCGGCACATGGGACCGCACGGCCGGCGAGCCGATGCCCGACGATCTCGACTTTGCGATCGACGAAGCCGACGAGTATTGGTGGCAAAACGGCGGTATGTTCGATAGGCCCGTGCTGCTGCACGCCGCGCCCGAGATCTTCGAGCGGCTCCCGGCTGAGCGCTGGCGCGACACGCTGGTGCAAGCTTACGCGCACAGCCTGCCCGGCTCGCTCGATCTGCTGTGCGAGATATTCCACGTACCGCTCGACCAGGCCAAGCAAAAGGACGGCAAGACGCTGATTCAACTCTTTTGCAAGCCCCGCCCCGCCTACAGCGAGATCCGGCGCGCGACGCGGGAGACGCACCCGGCCGAGTGGGCGCGGTTCCTTTCCTATGCGGCCAGCGACATCACGGCGATGCGCGCGATCCACAAGAAGATGCCGGCGTGGAACTACCCGAACAACAAGAATGAACTCGCGCTGTGGCACCTCGATCAGCGCATCAACATGCGCGGCATGCAAATGGACATCGAACTCGCGCGGGCGGCTGTGCGCGCGACCGATAAAGCCAAGCGCGAGTTGAAAGAGCGCACGATCGAACTCACTGACGGTGAGGTGCAGTCGACCACCCAGCGCGACAAGCTGCTCAAATACCTGCTCGCCGAGCACGGCGTCGACCTGCCCGATCTGAAAAAGTCGACGCTCGAGCGACGCATCAACGACCCCGATTTGCCCGACGAGCTGCGCATGCTGCTGTCGATCCGCCTCGAAGCCACGATGACGAGCACGAGCAAGTACCAAACGCTGCTGCGCGGCGTCTCGCGCGACGGCCGCCTGCGCGGGCTCATGCAATTTAACGGCGCCAACCGTACGGGCCGCGTCGCCCACCGGCTCTATCAACCGGGCAACATGCCACGGCCCGACGTGGGGCTCATCGCCCGCGAACTCGACGTCGCAAAACTCTCGGACGGCGATGCCGAACGCTACACCGCCGCAGGCATCGAGGCGCTCGAAGCGGACTGCGCCGACCTGCTCTTTTCAAACGTGATGGGGCTGACAGCGAACATCATTCGCGGCTCGATCATTGTGTCGCCCGGCAAAAAGCTCGTCGTCTCGGATCTGTCAAACATCGAAGGCCGCAAGGCGGCGTGGCTGTCGGGCGAAGAATGGAAGCTCCAAGCCTTCCGCGATTACGACGCCGGCACAGGTCCCGACCTGTACAAGCTGGCCTATGCCCGATCGTTCGGCGTGTCGGTCGACGACGTGACGAAGGACCGGCGCCAGCTCGGCAAGGTGCAGGAACTCGCGCTCGGGTACGAAGGCGGCGTCGGCGCATTCGTCACGTTCACGATGACCCACAAAATGGAACTGGCCGACATCCGCGCAGCCGTGTTCGCGGCGCTCGATCTCGTCGACCCCGAAGTCGTGCGCGAGGCGCGCAATGCGTGGGAGTGGGCCACGAAGCAGAAACGCACGCTCGGGCTTGAGCAAGACGTCTATATCGCCTGCGACATCCTTAAGCGCGCGTGGCGCCGCGCGCATCCGAAAACGTCGAGTTATTGGCCGGAACTGAAAGACGCCGCGATCAAAGCTATCTGCTCGCCCGGCACGACCGTGCGCGCGCGGCGAATCGTCATGCGCCGCGACGGCAATTGGCTGCGGGTGCAGATGCCCAGCGGCCGCCAGCTTTGCTACATCGCGCCGCGCGTAAGCGACGACGGTCAAATCAGCTACATGGGCGTGAACCAGTACACCCGCAAGTGGCAGCGCGTGAAGACGTACGGCGGCAAGATTTTCGAAAACCTGTGCCAAGCCTCGGCGCGCGACATTCTGTTCACCAACATGCCGCGCGTCGAGGCGGCCGGCTACGAGATCGTGCTCTCGATTCACGACGAGCTGCTCACCGAGACGCCTGACACCGAAGACTATAGCGATCGCCAGCTTTCGGAACTTATCTCGACAGTGCCGGAGTGGGCCGAGGGCTTGCCGCTCAGTGCTGGCGGCTTCGAAGGATACCGCTACCGCAAAGATTAATGTTGTCAGGTATTGCACAACAATGATGTTCGGTGTAATGTACGGCTATACCTGACACAAACGTGGGAGAAACCATGCAGAAAGTCCGATTTATCGCTGCGCACCTTAAAGCAATCGCGTTGCTCGCTGCAGGCCAAGATGTCCGCTACTACCTGAATGGCGTGTGCGTCGAGGCGACGCCGTTCGAAACGCGGCTCGTAGCAACGGACGGTCACAAGCTCGGGCTTCTGCGCCACGCGGTCGAGAACGAGATCGACAAGGATCTGTCGTTCATCATCCCGGCATCGACCATTGCGTCGATGAAGCTCGGCAAGCGGGATTTGACGCTGCTCGTTGAGTGCGAGATCGAAGCCGGCAAGTACGCGCTTCATCTACCGAACACGCGGATCGATTTTGTTCCGGTCGACGGCACGTTTCCCGCCTACCGTCGCGTTATTCCGAAGACGCTCAGCGGCGAAGCCGGTAACTACATGCCCTCGCTGTTGATGGCTTTCCAAAAGTGCGGCTCGATTTTGCTCGGGACGACTAACCCTGTTGCGCCGCGCATCGAGCAAAACGGCGGGGCTTCCGCCGCGCGCTTGACCTTCGACGGGTACGACAACTTCGTCGGCGTGTGCATGCCTTTTGCCTTCGACAAAAGTCCGAAAGCACCGAAGCCCGCCGACGTGTCCTGGGCGGTGTGACATGAAACGCTACTTTCGCCGCCTGTTCCTGCGCCGCCGGCTCGCCGCCGTCAATGCGCACCTGAACGCCATTCAGCGCGAGCGCCAAATGCTCGACATCAGCGAGCAGTACTGCGTGCGCGCGGCGAGCGGTCTGCAACTCGCGCTGCTCAATCTCGACGTAAAGGCACGGCGTCATGCTTGAGGCCAAGGTCGAGGACTACTTCGTCGAGCAAGTCGAGGCGCACGGCGGCGTGCAGCGCAAGCTGAAATGGATCTCGCGCCGCGGCGGGCCCGACCGGTTCGTCAAGTTCCTCGGCGCGCAGGTCGTGCTCGTCGAACTCAAGCGCCCGACCAAGACGCCGCGCCCGGAGCAGGAACGTGAGCACAAGCGCCTGCGCGCGGTCGGCGTTGACGTGCGGGTGATCGACACCAAGCAAGCGGTCGACAACTTTATCCGCGACATGACGGGGCATCTATGAGCACGCGTGAGATCGAAAGCGTCGAACTGGCGCACCGTATAATCCAAGTTGCGACCGGCTGCGGCGTCATCGCCTGCGCGCTGCTCGCCCGTTTGCTGGGGTTCCTATGAGCCACCTTATGACACCGGCCGATCTCGAACAGGTGACCGGCTTTACGCGCTACTCCAAGCAAGCCGATTGGCTCAAGCGCCAATTCGGCATCGAGCCGCCGCGCCGCGCCGACGGCAGTGTCGTGATGACGTGGGCCACGTACGAAGCGCTCGCCGCCAGCAAGGCCGGCATCGGCGCGAACGGCGCGCCCACCCCGCGTGTTGAACTCTGTTTCGACTGACCATGGCAGCGCGCAAAAAAGCCAAATACCCCCGCGTCTACCCGAGCGACGGCTCGTGGTATTGGGTCGAGCCGCGCACGAACAAATGGATCAAGCTCTGTCGAATGACCGAGCCCGAAACGGTGCTCTTGCGGCGCCTGGCCGAAGAGAAGGAAAAGCACGCCCGGCCCGATGGCTCGGGCAACATGCGCCCGCTGATCGACGAGTATGTGCGCAAGCACCGGCACGCTCACAAGGAGAAGGCGTGGCACAAGTACGGCGACTACGCCGGCAACGGTTTTCGCAATTCGGACGTCGCGGGCGTAAAGCCGGTACACGTATCGCACTGGCTCAAAACCAAGTACATCGACAAGCTGCCGATGCAGCGCGTGATGCGCGCGTTCCTGTCGGGCTTCTTTCAGTGGTGCGTCGACACCGGCAAGATCGACACGAACCCGTGCCGCGAGGTGAAGCTCAAGAAGCCGAAGGCGCGCACGGTCTACATTACTGACGACCATTTCGCGCGTATCCGCACGGCGTTGCTTACGTACACCTACGTCGTGCGCAAAGACACGCCGCGGGAAAAGACGATCACGGCCAAGGTGCAGACCGGACCGATGATGCAGTGCTTTTTCGACCTGTGCTATTTGACGGCGCAGCGCTCGACCGACGTGCGCTCGCTCACGTGGGCGCAGGTTGATCGCGAGGCCGGCGTGATTCATTTTCTGCCGTCTAAAACGGAAGACTCGAGTGGCGTCGCGGTCGACTGGCCGATCACGCCCGAGATCGCCGCGGTGCTCGATCGCGTGCGCGAACTCGACGGCGTGCAGCGCATCGGCAAGTTGCCGGTGATTCACGCCCTCGACGGCAAGCCCTACGGCGCCACAGCCGCGCGCTCGGCGTGGGATCGCGCGTGCGAACGCGCCGACCTGACGGACGCCGGTTACACGGTCAAGGATATTCGGGCAAAGTCGGCGACGGACGCCAAGCGCGCGGGTTACGATCTCGACGAGATCATGGCCGCGCTGGCGCACACTGACGCCAAAACGACCGAGATCTATCTCAAACAGCGCGACGTGCCGCTTGCCAATCTTCGGCTTGCTGTGCCCGTTGCGAAATCAGCTTAGGGGATTTGGATGACCGACGATCAAATCGACGCTATCGAGCGTGCATTGGTACAGCAGGGGAAGCCGGCGATGACTTTCATCGAGCGCTACGCATTTGCCCGTGCGATAGAGCAGTTTGTTCTTGAAGAGGCGGCGCGGCGCCTTGAGAGTGAAGCGAAAGACAGTAACTACAAGGCGGGGGAGACTTACTGCTTCGCGGCCGCCATCGTTCGCGCGCAAAACTGTCAGTGATTTATTAGGGAACTTCTTGGGAAGCGATTAGGGAACCAAAAACACGCTACCCGCAAAGCCTTATGTATAGTGGTCGGAGCGATAGGATTCGAACCTACGACCCTCTGATCCCAAATCAGCGACGTTCAGCAAGCTCAAAACGTTGCTGGGTAAAGCTTTGCGCGGGTAGTTCCCTAATCAATTGCTTAAGAAACAGGCAGCAAACCATGCGGGTTTGCGAGCAATGGCATAGCAATTATTAGGGAAAATTTTGATGGCCCGGCGCGTCTACACGGCTCACGAATACCAGGGTCTTATTACCGAGCACGAGTGTGCGATCGAGCGTTCGAACGTGTGGGCCGGCATGGGGCTCGGCAAAACGGTCAGCACGCTCACGGCGCTCGAGCAGCTCTACTACTTCGGTTTCGAGACGATGCCCACGCTCGTCATGGCGCCGACGCGCGTTGCCAAGTTCACGTGGCCGGAAGAGTGCGAGAAGTGGGAGCACCTAAGCGGCTTGGAAGTCGTGCCAATCCTCGGCAACCCGGCGCAACGCGCGATGGCTCTGCGCCGCGACGCGCCGATCTTCTCGATCAACTACGAAAACCTGCCCTGGCTGATCGATTGGTTCAAGCACAACCCGCGCCCGTGGCCCTTCGGTATCGGCGTGGCCGACGAATCGACCAAGCTCAAGTCGACGCGGATCTCGCTGCAAAAAAGCACGAAGGACAAAGAGTTCTTGCGATCCGGCGGCGGTAGCGTGCGCGGCCGCGCGCTCGCCGCAGTGGCGCACACGAAGATCCACCGCTGGGTAAATCTCACCGGTACCCCCTCGCCGAACGGGCTCAAGGATCTGTGGGGCCAGCAATGGTTTGTCGACGCCGGCAAGCGGCTCGGTCGGTCCTTTACCGCTTTCGAAACGCGGTGGTTCCAAGCGGTACCGGGTGATCGCGGCTACCACGACGTGCGCCCGCTCGACCATGCGCAGGAGCAGATACAGGCGGCGCTCAAAGACTGCACGATCTCGCTCGACCCGGCCGACTGGTTCGATCTCGAAAAGCCGATCGTGCGCCCGATCTTCGTCGACTTGCCGGCTAAGGCCCGCTCGCTCTACCGCGACATGGAGCGCAAGATGTTCTTGGAGATCAACGGCAACGAGATCGAAGCCGTGAACGCCGCGGCGCGCACGATGAAATGCTTACAGCTTGCTAACGGCGCGATCTATAAGCAAGAGGACGACGGCTTCGACACGGCGCCGTGGGTCGACGTGCACGACGAAAAGCTGCAGGCGCTTGAAGACATCGTCGAGGAAGTGGCCGGCATGCCGGTGCTCGTGGCCTATCACTTCAAGTCGGACCGCGCCCGCATCATGAAAGCGTTCAAAGGCGCGATCGATCTAAGCACCGACGACGGCTTGCGGGCGGCTAAGCGCGGCCAGGGCCGGCTATGGCTCGCGCACCCGGCCAGTCTTGGCCACGGCGTCGACGGGCTGCAAGAGCATTCGAACATCATCGCGTTTTTCGGTCACTGGTGGAACCTTGAAGAGTTCCAGCAGATCATCGAGCGCGTCGGCCCGGTGCGGCAAATGCAGGCCGGCTTTCGGCGGCCTGTGTTCATCTATCACATTCTCGCGCGCGACACGATCGACGAAGACGTGATGGAGCGCCGTGACACGAAGCGCAAAGTGCAAGACATTTTGCTCGACGCGATGCGACGTAGGGGACTGCGTTAGGATTTACCTGACACCTCGAAACCACAACGCTATAATGCGCGCGAGGAAAGATATGAATAAAAGGGGATCGAAATGTCTGAAATTGTTACCGGAATGAAGACGATCAATATGGGGCGCTTGCTGGACGAAGAGCGCGCGCTCACCGAGGTATTCTCGATCGAGCGCCCTTTTCGCTATGTCATCATCGACGACTTTCTGCACGCGGACCAGGCTGAGGCGATCTACAAATCATATCCGGTGATCGACGAGGCGTGGCAAAACGGGAACGGCCTGCACACCAAGGGCAAATGGGGAAACCCCAATGTCGACGGCACGACCGCTGGCGAGTTCTACCGCGAGATCAATTCGCCCGAGTTTCGCGAGTACCTTGGCCGCGTGACGGGTATCCCAGATCTGCTTGAAGATACGCGCCTGCAGGGCGCCGGGCTGCACCAGATCCGCGAAGGCGGCTTCCTCGACGTGCACATCGATTTCAACCGGCTAGAAGGATCGCGCCTCGACCGGCGCTTGAACCTGATCGTCTACATGAACCCGGGCTGGAAAGAGGAATGGGGTGGGTGCCTCGAGCTTTGGGACATGGAGAAAAAGAAGCGCGTCGGCAACATCGCGCCCACGCTCAATCGCTGCGTTATTTTCGAGACGAACGAAATTTCGTATCACGGCCACCCGGTGCCGGTGAAGTCGGGCGGCATCACGCGCAAATCACTGAGCGTCTATTACTACACGAACGGGCGCGACGATGTCGAGGCAGAGGACCACAACACCGTGTACGTGAACACGCAGGGGGCGGAAGGAAGCGCCAAGCTCGCCGTCAACGGACTGGCTCACTCGGCGCGTAAGCTGATTAAAAGGCTGGGCGGGAAAGGCGATTTCTGAGGCTACTTCGTTACGCCTTGCCCTTTCTCGTAGCTGCGCGCGATGACGTAGCCAGCGTAGCCCGTGCCGAACGTCCCCCACAGCGCCGAGGGAATCGCCGCGAGCCACGCCTGCATACCCTGCGCAATGGCTACCGCTGTCTGCGGGCTGAATGCCGCGTGCACGCCCATAGGGATCGCGCACAGGATCATCACGTACATCACGTACATGAAGCTCGGGCGAGCCCGGCTCGTCCACGGATCCTTGCTGTTCGCTTCGGCCAGGATCGCGGACATCTGTTGCTGCATCATCGCGAGCGCGGCGTCCGTCTGCGCTTTCATCAGCGTGGCTTCGGCCGTGGCCTTGGCGGTCGGGTCCGGCCAAATCTTGTTCATGCCGTCATCGAGCAACTTGCTCACCCCGGCGATTGCGTCATCGATTCCGAATGCCATCACACACCCCCTGTCCGCATCATTTGCGCCAACCGCTGGGCGCGTTCGCCTACCTGCGACGCCCACGCTGAATTGAGCATCCCCTCCGCGGCGTCCCCGTACCTGCCCTGCCGCATCGCGGCAAGCGAATTTTTGAACCCGGCCAGCTTACTCATCCCCAAGTTGAAGCACATATTGCAGATGACGCGCTGGCGCACGTCGTTCATATCCGCCCACCACGGCAGATTGCGATCGAGATCGTGGTAGACGTTCAAGAGATCTTGGTCGAGCAGCGTGTTCACTTGCTCGTCTGTAAGCGGATACGACCAGCCAACCGGCAGTGGCGCGGCGCGTAGGTTGTGCCCTACCCCCACCGTCGGAATACCCTTTGTGTCGGCGTACGGCGTATAGCGAACGCCTTCGTCACGCCTAAGTTCGACGACGAGCTGCGCTTCGTTTTCGGGATTCATTCGGCCGCCCCTTTCCGTCCTTTATTGCGGATCAGGTAGAACGATTGCAGGCCGATGTAGAAGATCGTCGCCGCCGCTACCCACCAATTGATGTCGTGGCTCGCCAGCCAGAACCACGCGTTAGCCCCCACTGGCGGCCCTGCTTTTGCTACGCTCGCGGCAACGTCTTTCACTCGCTTCCCCGTTTTGTGGTTCTTCGGTTCAGTGGAACCGGATGGCGCTGATATAGCCAGGTCAGAAACCGCGGGTA